CTAAAAAACCGTCTAAGATTATCGGCATACACTTCAGTCTTCTGAGCCCCGAAGAAATCGAGCGAAACTCGGTGGCAGAAATTACAAACAAGGAAACCTACAATGGTATGAAACCAAAGATTGGTGGATTGTTTGACCCTCGGATGGGCGTTTTAGAACCAGGTATTCTTTGCCCAACAGATGGGGAAAATTACATCAATTGTCCCGGCTATTTCGGGCATATCAAACTGGCGAGACCTCTGTTTTACATTCAATACATCGAAGAAATTACCAAGATTCTTCGGTGTGTCTGTATCAAGTGTAGTCGTTTGTTGATTGATAAAAAGGATAACATCAACCTGCTTTCGTATAGCCCTACAGACAGATGGCACAATGTGTTTGCTTTGGCAAGTAAAGTGAAGCGTTGCGGAGATTCAAGTCTAGATGGATGCGAATGCCTTCAACCCACCAAGATTCGGAAAGAAGGTTTTGCGACCATCATTGCGGATTGGAATACCGATACGCCAGAAGGAGAAGACAGTCAAGGACTCACCATGAAATTCACGCCAGAAGTGGTTCTGAAAATTTTCAAGAAGATAACAGACGAGGACATTGATTTCATGGGATTTTCGAGTCAATGGTCTAGACCCGAGTGGATGATTTGTAAGGTCTTTGCGGTGCCTCCGCCTAGTATTCGACCCTCCGTGAAACAGGACAGTCAACAGCGTTCGGAAGATGATTTGACACATATCATTATCAACATCATCAAATACAATAACATTCTGAAGGAGCAGATATCCAAGAATTCGCCGATGAAGCAAATCGACGATTGGACGACGGTTCTCCAGTATTATGTGGCGACGATTGTGGACAACAACATTTCTGGCACGGATCCTGTGAAGCAGAGGTCGGGTCGCGCTTTGAAATCCATTTCGGAAAGACACAAGGGCTAGACCGGGCGTGTTCGCGGGAACCTCATGGGAAAGCGTGTCGATTTCAGTGCTCGTTCGGTCATTACGCCTGATCCAGAGCTGAGTATTACCGAACTGGGTGTCCCGATGAAGATTGCGATGAACATTACGAAACCCGTGTATGTCAACGAAACCAATATGGGATTCTTGACTTATCTGGTGAAGAATGGTCCGGATGTCTATCCTGGCGCGAAGATTCTGGAACTGGTCAACGGAGAGTCGATTTCACTCAGGTATTACGACAAAGAGAATGTGAAACTTCAGGTGGGAGACATTGTGCATCGTCACATGATGAATGGGGACTATGTGTTATTCAATCGTCAGCCTACCCTTCACCGAATGTCGATGATGGCTCACATCGTCCATGTTCTCAAGAAAGGTGACACCTTTCACATGAATGTGGCAGATACGAAGCCTTACAACGCAGACTTTGATGGAGATGAGATGAATATGCACATGCCTCAGAATGACGAGGCGGAGATGGAGCTCAAGTATTTGGCGGCCATTCGCTATCAAATCATCAGCCCAGCTCTGAACAAAAGTATCATTGGTATTTTCCAAGATTCTTTGTTGGGTAGTTACTTGTTTACGAGAGGAAATGTCATGATTAAGCGAAAACATGCGATGAACTTGTTGGCCAAGTGTAGCCGGTTTGATCCAGCGATGTTCTTGGACTCCAAAGAAGAATTCAGCGCCTACGAAATCATCAGCAGTATTCTACCGCCGATTACCTTGAAATACAAGAGCGGGTTGTACAAGGAAGGTCGCGATGATTACACCACTTCGAACTATGTCATTGAAATCTTAAACGGGAAGATGATACGCGGTCAGTTTGAGAAGGATTCCTTGTGTGGCGGAGGTCGCGGTCTGATTCAGCGCATCAACAACGATTTCACGGAAGAAGAGTCCCAAGTCTTCATTGACAACATTCAGGCAATCGTGACCGAGTATATGAAAACCACCGGATACAGTGTCGGGATGAGTGATTTGATTTCCAACGAGGAGACCAATACCAAGATCAACGAAGTGATTGCGAATCAAAAGAGAGAGGTGGCGAATCTGATTCATCAGGTTCACTTGGGGATTCTTGACAACAAGTCCGGAAGAACCAATCAAGAGTACTTTGAAAGCGAGGTCAACAACATTCTGAACAAGGCTAGTTCGGAATCAGGTAAGATTGCGATTGACCGACTCAACAAAGACAATCGTTTCGTCAACATTGTCAAGTCTGGGTCCAAAGGAAGCGTTCTCAACATTTCCCAGATGATTTCTTGTCTAGGACAGCAGAATGTAGACAACAAACGAATCCCTTACAGCTACCCGAATCGAACGCTTCCGCACTTCAAACAGTTCAATGATTCTCCTGTGGCGCGTGGTTTCGTCGAGAGTTCCTTCATCAGCGGCCTTTCGCCAGAAGAGCTCTTCTTTCACGCGATGGGCGGTCGTGTCGGTTTGATTGATACGGCGGTCAAGACCAGTCAAACCGGTTATATTCAGCGTCGTCTGATTAAAGCGATGGAGGACCTGATGGTCGGCTACGATCGTACGGTTCGTAACAACAAACACAAAATCGTTCAATACAATTATGGAGGCACCAACTTTGATACAGTTCGCATCGAAACGAGCAAATTCGAGCTGATCCATAAGACACGCACCGAGATTTATGATATTTTCCGATATGGATACGAGGGTAAGGAACTTACTGCGATGAAATTGGTGTTTGCAAAAACCACCTTTTCCAGGTACAAGGACCAGATTCCTCAGCTCAAAGAGCGAGCCAAGAAAGAGATTCATCTGTGTATGGAGCGACGAAACCAGTTCATCCAGAATGTGTCGGAACACGAGGGGCTTTACGAAGCCATCTACTTACCCATTTCCTTTCCTCAGCTCATCCAGAATATCAAACATCAGTTCTTCCATCAAGCCAATCAAACGGACTTGACCCCTCTGGAGGCCTACGAGCTTCTGGACCGGTATTATGCCAATCTTCACAAAGTATTTCAACCGTGCTTTATGTTCGAGATTGTCTACTATTACTACCTGAATCCGGCGTCGATACTGGTACATCACCGATTCACTCGGGACAGTCTGGTGTTTATGCTGGAGAAGATTGTCTATATGTACAAGAAAGCGCTTGTGAATCCAGGTGAGATGGTGGGACTCATTTCAGCTCAGTCGATTGGTGAGCCTACCACTCAGATGAACTTGAATACCTTCCACTTTGCAGGTATTTCGACCAAATCCAATGTGACTCGTGGAGTGCCTCGTATGGAGGAAATCATGGCTCTGACCAGAAACATGAAGAATCCGTCGATGACGATTTATCTCAAGCAGGAGGACGAGACCAACCGAGACAAGGCCTTTGATATGATTTCTCGTATTGAGAATACCAAATTCAAGAATTTCGTGTCCAAGTGCGACATATACTATGACCCAGATGACCTGGAGACTTTGATTCAACAGGACAAAGACTTGATGAGTCGATACAAGGAATTCAACTCTATTCTGGAAGATTGCTTCATGGAAGAAGAACTTGCCAGTTCCAATCGGTGGGTGATTCGTCTTTCGCTAGACAAAACCAAGCTCATCGACTCCAACATTACGCTGGACGAGATTCATTTCACACTCAAGAGCATTTACGAGAGCAACATTCAATGCTTCTACTCAGACATGGAAGAAGACGAGGTGGTCTTTCGAATCCGATTGCGGAATGTGATGAAACAGAAAAAGAGCCAGGCCCCCCAGAGCTTGGACGAAGAGGACCAGATTTACATGGCCAAGAGCTTCCTTCACAATTTGTTGAATAACATCGTGCTTCGCGGTATTCAAGGAATTGACAAGGTGAACCTCCTTCAGATTCAAAACTATATGATTTACAATGAAAAGTTGGGAGATTTCGAGAAGAAAGAAATCTACTCCTTAGATACATTGGGAACCAATCTTATCCAAGTCTTGGCACTCGATTACATCGACGCCGAGCGAACTTACAGCAACAGTATTATGGAGACCCTGGATGTCTTGGGAATCGAAGCCGCGCGAAAGTGCCTCTTTAACGAGATGCTTGAAGTGTTGTGTTTCGATGGTGGGTATGTGAACCATCATCACATTTCCCTTCTGTGCGACCGAATGACCAGCACCCAGGATATGATTTCCATCTTTCGACACGGCATCAACAATGACGATACGGGTCCGATTGCAAAAGCCTCGTTTGAGGAGACGACCGAAATGTTTCTCCGGGCAGCAAGACACGGAGAAATGGACGAGATGCGTGGCGTCTCTGCAAACATCATGTGCGGTCAGCACGGATTCTTCGGGACTGCCTCCTTCTCGGTCTATCTGAATATGGTAGAGCTTGAGAAATTGGGTCAAGAGAGTCAATATCAGAAGAAAGAGGTCGATGTCTTCGACGAACTCCTCCAGGACAAGGACGATGCTTGCGCCTTACCTCATCTGAAGATACAACACAACTTGGGCACACAAGAGGTAATCGCGAAGAAAGATACTGGTTACGATATCGAATTCTAATATTCTTTGAAGAACTCCAAGAGAGGTTCTGACTGATTCAGATAAACAATCTCTCGTTCCGCTTCATAAAGCGCATTCATGTCTTTTCTTTCGATTTTAAATTGGTGTTGGTAAATGAAAAACATAAACACATCTTTCTTTTTCATCTTGATGTAATACTTAAATGAATCGTCGGTATGGTAAGTGATGAGTCGAATGTTGTTTTTGGTTTGGACAAACAGTACCACAGGAAGTTTATACTCGTACATCAAGACCAAAAGGTCAAGCTGTGTAAATGGATAACTCTCCATCATAATGTCGCTCCATTTCTTGAATCGTTTCTTCTCTTTTTTGAATTTCTTTTCCAAGGTGTCTACGGTGTCAGACAAGTGAGTGTATCCCTTGATCAGCATCTCTTTTAACTCGCGGATAGTCAAAGCCCCATATTTCTCGTCGTAATCTTTCAGGATTTGAAGCGCCATAATAAAGTTGCACTTCACATCTACAACGGATGTATTGTAAGTTTCTCCTTTCATGATTCGAAACCCAATCGTTTTTGGAGGGAAATAATCCTTCCATTTCGAATCCTTTTTAAAATAAAAGGTTTTGATACAAGGCATAATATCGGGATGAATTCGTTTTATTTTTTTAAACTTTGCAGGATTCAGTTCCTGTAATTGTTCCTGAGACTCAATAAGCACTTTCTCGGAAGCCGGTGTCTTTGTTTTTTGATGAAGGGTTTTAGCACTTTGGACAAACTCTTCGGCTCGTTGAGCAGATTTGGTCACCTTATTCTCGGCTATTTTCCTGGAGAGAACGGCAATCGATTTTTGAGGTACATTGAGCGAAGTGCCCAGAGGCACTCCTGAAGGTTTTACCTGAGGCTTTTGTATCGTTTTACCTTTTGATTTGGCGATTGGCTTAGGTTTCACATTTTCTTCTTCAGATTCAGAACTAGACTCGACCGGTTCAGGAGTCTTTGGTCTTGTCTTTGACCTGGACTTTGGCTTCACAATTTCTTCTTCAGATTCCGAGCTAGAGTCGACAGGTTCGGGACTCTTGGACTTGGACTTCACTTTGGGTATTTCAATTTCGGATTCTGAATCAGATTCGGATAAAACTGTTTCGGGTTCTTCTTCCAGTTCCACTTTATCGACAAATTCGAGAAGTCGACTGGGCTGTACATCTTCTATCAACGCGTGAGATACGGCATTCACCTTTTTGATAGGTTCCTTGTCCAAATACGAGTTCAGGTCAGACTCTAACAATAAGATTTCGTCCTCCCCTAATTGATACCGGTCTGTATAATAGAGAGTACTATGGATTTCTTCAAACATGATTCGCTGGATATGTACATTCATCATGAGGTCGTCCAGAAACCGATTTTTGTATCCTTGTGAATTGTCACTGTGATTAAAGAGGTTTTCGTTTGGAATAAGAAGCTTTCCTTCGTGTTCTAGTTTTCCACAATAGGGTTCTTCGTTTTCTTTGCATAAGTTGATGTTGGTGATTCCGTACAGGTCTACATCATAATCGTCGACGAACAAAAACTTATCCTCCAAGATGGGCTCTAAGAGTTCTTCTACCAACTCTTTATCCTTCTTATGAATCGCCTTCTCGATACGCTTTCGAGTAGATAAGTTTGAACTGTCGTTCAATTCGACCTTTAAAGTATTGAAAAAGGCGTTGTAAAACATTTGTTCAAGTTTTAGGTGTTGAATGACCTTTTCTTTCGGTCCCACCACGCCTGTTTGAAGGATACTGTCTACATGTAAGCGATTGTATTCATCGACTGTGCGCAGTTCATCCTTCATCTTATTTTCTTCTGGTTCTTTGAGGGGAACAAATTGATTGGTCTCGGTAAGAATACCGACAACCAGCTGATTCTCCAATACGCGTAACAGAGGCTTACACGGTATTTTGTGGTTTGAATCCTGTTCGAGCTTCTTGAGACAATACACGGTGGTTCGATAATCGTGCCACAAAGAATCATCCTGGAGTTCATAGTCGCCTGTCACCGCACTAGGTCTGCAAGGAACAAAAAAAGAGACATCCTTTTTCACCATGACACCAAAAATACGACCATCTGTGTTCATAATTTGTTTCAACACCGTATAGTCTGTCTGCTTGAGCTCGTTCAGTAGTTCTTCTAAGAACAGATTCTCCTTGAAGGTGTAACTTTTGTGGACAGTCCGTTCTTTACATTCCGTACCTATGTTCTGGTGGATTTGTTTCAGTATGGCGTGGACAGTTGGAATACTTTCTTTTAAATCAAACAGAGTAATGGTCTTTTCGGTTTTATCGTCTAGTTTCTTGTACAGATAAAGAGGTTCGAAGAAGTATCCCTTTTGATAAATCAGTAAACTCGGTCTCTTCTCGTGAAAGCTATAAATGGCGTGAGAAGTCGTGGGACAAACGATCTGTAAATTTTGAGTGACATCTTCCATTCCTTCTTTCAAGACCACCATGTTCACTTTTTCTTTAAACAATGCACCTGTCACAATGTCCCACAAATAAGTATAATCAATGTAATCGGTGCTCTGCAAGTACTTGATAAAATGTTCATACCCATTCACGATTCGTCTAAACGCAGGTGTGTCCTTCATCGTCTGATACAATTTGGTGTCTTTGTATTTTGAAATATCTTTTGTCTCGGACTTGGAAAAGGTAGACACAAGTCCTCCGTTGTGAAAGGTCTGAATGGTGTCCAGTGTTATTTTCTCGAGTAGGAATTGAATGAATTGAGACAAAGGTACAGTTTTTTTGAAATAAAGAAAGGAAATGGCAGACAAGAAAGGTTGTTCTTCTTTGACACCATGCCGTAAAAGACAAGGATAATTGAGTTTCAGCTTTTTCTTTTGTAACTGGCTATAACAGTCGCTGTATTTTAAGTTGAAAAAACGCTCCAGAATAGGTGTCAAGTGACCCTTCCTATTTTCAGTAAGAGGAAATTTGTCTCCATTTTGTATATAGTCAACCACCTTCTCATTGACATCCTCCGTCTTTCGTTTGTAATATTGTAGAGCCTCTTCGATACGTTTGTCGATCGCGTCAGGTTTATCCTTTTTGGGTTTGGACATAAAGCAACAAGGCATATAATAACCATTTGGATGTTTCTTGGTTAAAAATCCCACCCGCGTTTGATAGACGGGCTTATCGCCTGGTTTTGCCAGTTCCAAAATATAACGAGACTGGATGTGTTTCTGTTTGTCCGAATCACTTGAATTTCGAGAAATCAATTTGTCCTTGTCTACATCTTCCGGATTGACAGGAACATTGTGTTTCAAGTCCCAGTATCTCGGACATATATAATAATAGGGTTTCTTGGAATCCGTTCCATATTCAACCGAACTCTCGTAAGAGCCAGGTGCAATTTCATCGATTCTTTCTTTTTCTTCTTTGGTAAGAATCACAGGTTGTCTCTTGTCAGACCACAGACACATTCGACTGTATTGATTATGCACTTGGTCTGTTTTTGTAAACAGGGCGGGCTCTCGTTCTTGTAATCGTTTGAGAAGAGGATTCACGGGTGTAAACTGTATTTTGGTGAGTTCTTCGGATTCATCCATTTTCACATAATATTTACCGTTGTATTTGGCCTTGAGTTCATTGTGTGTGTCATAAATATACATCTCATCTTTATCATCTTGTTTACGAGGCCATCCAAGCGCGACCGTGGCATACACTTTTTTTACAAAAGGAATAGTTGGATGATCTTCCCATTCCAAAGGATCGTGAGAATAGGTAATTCCGGAATAGGAATTACCCGCTTTATCTAAATAATCTACAAAAAAGGGAGTGGCTCCATTCAAAAGCTCTTTAAATTCAGATCCGGTTAATTCAATCGCATACCCTTTACAGACTTCATTCTCTTTTTTGATCAGTGTACACTGATTTCCTTGAAAGGCTCTAAAATAGTCCATCAACTTTGCTTCGCGTAGAGGAACCGGTTTCCTTTTAAATCTTTGCTGGATAGAATAGGCGTCATTGTCGTCATACACAAAGACATCATACTTGGTTTCATCTGCGACAGACCCTCCTTTACTAGGTGGGGTAAGGGAATTGTTAGAGGGCGGAGACAAACTAGGCGGAGTCAAACTAGACTCTTTGCTAGGAACCGATAAATCATCAAAATCTACAGGTATATCCAATTCTTCATCCGGTTCATCAATGTCTGCTAATTCTTCGTCCATGATAAAATTGGTCTGGTCCTGTTCGATCACCTTGACCGCTTTGATTTCTTTGACGGTAATCTCTTTTATTTTTTTACATCGTCCATTGTCGGATAAGATGCCTTGTGAAATAAGAATCATATTGGTGACATACAAACGAATAAACGGAATATACTGAATATTGTCAATCGAATGAACCACGACTTCAATATGTTCTTTTTTGTCAATCTCTACCAGAAACCCAGGATTGATCTTGACTCGTTTTAGACTGTTCTGTTTCTCTTCAATCTCAATCGTAGAGAAGAATTGATGCACATAATCGGCGGCAGCCTTGTCGTCGTGCTTCATGAAATTTGCAGAAAAGACCAGGATGATTTCATCGATCGGTATATTCTTGTTGAACGATTCAATTAAATAGGCTTCCTTGCTTTGAGATTCATTGTAATTGGATACACGCTTGTAGCGTAGGGTGATTTTATCTTTTTCATTCATAAAGTTAAACAGGGGAGAAAAACAGGACATGTATTTTTTTACATTCATTTTACCTTCCTTTTTGTAAGTGGCTTTGTACTTCATGTCCAAAATAGTGATATTGGATTGGTGAAGATGTTGAAAAGGAGTAAATATTTTCTGAGAAGGATCAAAAAATTCAATCAGCTTCTTCATAAAAGATTGGGTTGTGTGCTTGATCCATTCATCCAGGTTTTCAATCGACAACAAGGGAATCTGTTCCATTCGAACATATAGATGTCCTCGTCTATCCAGATTTAAATAAACGGGAGCATCCTTGTCGTAGAACACATAAGAGAGACTATTTTTGTTGATTTCGTGGGAATATTTTAAAATGGATCTTTTCTTTAAAAAAGGTATTTTATATCCATTTTCGCTCATTTGATTGCAATACAGACGATACATGTTTTCATTGGTTTTGGAACCATTCATCTTAATGTATGGATACTCTACCGTAGAATGGAACAATTTAAAAAAGATGTCCAGTGGAAATTGAAAGGGCTGCAGGGTATACATGACGAAAAAAAGACTAGTGATTCCTTCCGACACGATAGATTCCGGTTTATGAAGACCGTGATGAAAATCTACAATTTCATTGTAGTCAGTATAATCCACTTTGTTTAGTTTTGTAAAACGTGAGGGTTCCAGTCTATCTTCTTTAAACAAATAGGGATAATAGACATTGAATACTTTGGAGATTTCAAGCCCCTTTTTCTTAGAATAAGCATAGACTTCCGACGCAAAACATACATAGACCGTATCCTCGAGTAAATCGGAAAAGGGCATCCACAATGATTTCGACGAAGTCCCCGAATCCTCCATTTGATTGAATGGATTTTCAAATGGATTCACCACAAAAGGTGACTCGTGTATAATGCCAATCGGAATCGTTGAGACAACATCGGTTTCTAATTCCAAAAAGTCATCTAATTCATAGGATTCTTTATGACTTTTACAAGCAAGTCCGTGATTGATACAAAAAGCATAAAAGGTCTCGTAAGTGATAGTCCTTGTATTTTGATAGGACAGCTTTTTATACTGATCATATGGATTCAAGACAACTTTCTTTTTTGCGAAAAAATAATACTCTTCCATGTTCTTGTTGTCTAATTTTTTGGACAATTTAGATTTGACATTATCAATCGTGTCATCCTTATATATCTCCAATGGATAAGACACCGAGGAGTCTTCTTGGACATGTACAAAGGTCAATCCATAATTCATTATATAATAAAATAGATATTAACTATCTGGTATTTTATTTAATTTAGAACTAAGCTTATTTGCCTGTTCCATTAGATTCTCTACGGTTTGAGCAAGAGACACGGAGATTTTAGTTTTCCCGTCACTGTCATATTGAGGTACCATGAATGTTTTGGGAATGGTTTGTATCGTCTCATTCAGCAACAATACATTGTTTTGATAAACATCTAATTCATTCTTGATAATTTGGACATGACCCACTACACCGGAGTTGTAGAGTTCTTTATCTTTGGTCGCTAAAATTTTGCTGATACTTGAAATGGCGTCAGCGATACTTAAATCTGAATTGGATAATCCACTCGTGGTCGTTTTCAAAGTTTCCAGTTTCTTGATGAACATTTTCAAAGCATCTGTCGTGCTTGTCACATTCATATCACTATAGAATCCTTCTTTCACTGTAAAAAACAAAAACAGAGTCAATGAGACAAACAATACAATGGCGATGCCTAGATAAAGGCTCATTATATTGTTTAGATATTTTACTAGTTTGGTAGACTTTTTATAAATTTCGCATAAGAGAGGGCATTCTCTAGAGCTATTTTTTGGGTTTCGTCCATTCGCTCATCTTTCTTGGCGTTTTCGATAGAGAGTATTGCTAGAGAGAGAGAATCTTCTTCGAGTCCTTCTCTGTATGAATACGAATACAGAGTCAATAAGATAAATAATCCCACTATAAAAAGGATCATATAAATTGCAGTAGATTTAAAAGGTCGAGTAAATAATCTTTCTTGGCTTTCGAGAGAGAAGGATTTTTCAACAATTGTTGAATATATTTTTGAGCTAAAATAAGATCACCATACTTGTCTTGGTCTGGGTATCCAGTTGGTTTTGTATCAGGCAAAAATGGGTCAAATCCTTCTTTACTTCCTACAATCGTCAATAACAAAAGGAATACAGCAATCCATACTTCCATACTATAGTATACCTAGTTAAAATATGGATTGTCAGAAATAGTCATTCCGCAATATTCTGTTCTCTCTTTGCTATAGTCGATTGGCTGATACACCTTACAAGCTTCTGCCTTGATAAGCAAGTATTTGAAATTATCCCAGAATTCTTTATTGTGTCCTATACTCACAGTCGTGATATGGGCCATTTCATGGATGGCTACAAACATGAGTGTATTTTGGTCGATAAGATTGTTGTTGTTCTCTTTCTTTTTGTTCAAACAGAAGGCTATTTTCCTTCCTTTATTTTCACTATACGCGGTAAATTCGCTCGTGGGCAAGGTTTCCACAATTTTACTAGAATTGAAATTTTTCACAAGCCGCTTGACTCTTTCGTCGTTTGGGTCATTCTCTTTCAAATAATCCACTAATGAGACCATCTTTGCAGAAGTCTGTGCTAACAAGTCTACAGCCGGCTGTAGACTCTCGCGTTCTCTGACACAATACTTGTCTCCATCTACCGTAGATACAATACAAGTCAGTTGAAACATATCCGAATCATAATATAACTTATAACAAATAAAAAGAAGGAACCCTACCATCATCCAAATAAAGAGTGAATCCTTCTCCATATATTGCTAAGTTATTTTAATCATTCTTAACCGTTCGTCCCAATTTCAAGGGACCGTCTGAAATTGTCTGGTTCTATCGTACTGTTGCCCCACGGACCAATGTCTTTCTTAGGAATGATAGGCTCGGACCTCTCCTGGTAGTTTGCGTTTCTCAGACTGCTGCTAACCGTGTTAATACCAATCATCTGGTCCGCGGACAAAAGATTCAGGTTCTTCAAGTCATTGGAAGCAGGATTAATATTCGACCATTCGCTGTTGACATCCCTAGGCAAGAGGTCAGAAGGATTCATGCTGTTCTGATTGCTTGCATGGGATGGCAAATCTGCTACAGCCATAAAACTACCCTGGCTAGGACCGTCTTGCGTAATCATATTTCCTGAAGCCTCCAACATAGACCCGCCCATCGTCCGAAGTTTCATGGATTCATAATCCGACGATTTGCTTTGGTTGTATTTCATCAAAATAACCACAAGAACAACGACCCCAAACAAAAGAATTATTCCAAATACGTTATTAGAGGGTTCCTTCATCATTTTACCAAAATTCATTATATAGAGTAGAATATAAAATATTTTTTTATTCTAAATAATTATTCCTCGGTGTCTTCATCGTCGACCACCTCAGAAAAATCCAGCCTCGACCTTATTTTTTTGGAGGTAAAGACTCCCCTAATGTCTTCGATTAATGATTCCTTGATTCTGGTGTTTAAAAAATCATAAATTTTGTAAAGCGTCAGGTTGTCTAAATGAACATCTGCCTCTTCTATATCCTCCGTTTTCATAATATATTCGCTTAATTCGGCTTCTTCAGGCTCTTCTGGCTCGGGTTCAGGAATCGATTCGGGAATAGTTACAGGCATGGATTCGATAGGCTCGGTCGCATCATTCAACAAGATATACAAATGATTCAATTCGATTTCCAGAGCAAAATGTTTACTGTTGAATTTAATTCCCTTAATATGAAAGGTAGGAATGACCTCGTGTTCGCTAATTTCTGAAAAGGTATGAATGTTGTCTTTTGTGTCCGTGACCATGATACGATTTTCATCAATCGTGCACATAATATCAAAACAGTTGTCTTTAATGTTCGTCTTCAATGGGTTGATGAAAGAGCACTCGATATCGGAGTGAGTCATCTCCTCTTCAAACCAGTCTTTCGATTCCGAATGGAACTTTTCGATAGAGTCATGATAAAACTGTTCAAACCATTCTAAATATTCCTTACTCGTCACGGATATATATACATAATTTGCAGTCTTTCTCTTTTTATAATAACATACCTTATTGGTCTTCAAGATGAAGGGAGCATTGTTATAGGATATTTTACAAAAGTAATTGTCATCTTCGAGTTCCAAGGGTTCACTAATTTGGATGTGTTTCGAATGATAGAAGTCTAGTACATTCATTTTAGTATAAAGCATGAAGTTATTTATACTAAAATGACGCAAACATAATCTTTCTATTGTATAATGTTACCGTTTGGATTACAGTTTAAGGTATTTAAAACGCCTAAGAAGTTGCCCATGACATTAGAAAAGACATGGACGGAAGACTCTACCTTACATAAAATAACAAACACAGAATATGCTAAAAATACGAAGAGAAAGGGAAAAGGAAAAACCCGAAAGAATCAAAAACCTTAATCTAGTCGCTCCATTTATCCTTGTTGAAAGGAGCAATCAAAATTTTATCCATCTTCTTCTGTTTTTCTTTCTTCTTTGCTTCCAAATCTGGAAAGGCAGAAGAAAAGCTGAACTTTTTCATATAATCAAGATCATCTTCTCCTGCAAACGGTTTTTTACCATAACAATTCACTCCAAATTTAGCATTTTTATTCTCGATGTATCCGCCATTGACTCCTGTTCTTCCACAGTCTCTTTCATGACCAGGAATCTTTTTTAGTTCATTATACATGGATTTTTGTATAGGGAAAAGAGCCAATTGGTCATTGGACCACCCATAACTGCACCAATTGGCACCATTTTTATAAGAATCTTCTACTTCATCGTAGGTGGCCAATCTCGAATCAAACATCTCACACGCTTCTCGGGCTTGTTCATAGTTGTATCGATTGTGAGGGATGTGAAAGACTTCTCCGGAAGCATCCGGACACTGAACTGTTACACTCGAAATGTCCATTCTAGGCAAAGGTACACTCGAAATATCTAGTCTAGGCAAAGGTACACTGGAAATGTCCATTTTAGGTCTGTGTACATGAATCTCTAGTTCCGGTTTTGAGGACCCAAATAGATTGAAGAGCACACTGTTAAAATCAAATTCAAAATTACTAAAATGTTTCATGTTTAAAAAGAGAATCACAATAAAGAGAATCCATAACAGAATCTCAATCATCGCAATCCACGGTCGGGCTTCCGGTGTATTTAGCGAGATGTTGTTAAACAAACTAAAAACAGAAAGATAGATAAGAATAATCACCCCAAATAAAGTCAGTAAATTGACATTGTATTCTTTATAGAAATCCTCCAAAGAATCAGACATATTTATAATGAAACATTATTTTATTTTCCTATAAAACAGACAATAGTTACTTTCATGTATAATGTGTTCTGGGGAAATAGACTGAATCGAGTGGTCATTCACCGAAAACCAAACGCCCTCTTTTTGTATCGAAGCATAATAATGTCCGCCATGAATACCTCCCTCGTGATTAATCACTCCGAATAGTTGATATTCACAGGATTCTTTATAGACCGTAAAGGCCTGAATATCCAACAGAAAAGGAGTGTCTATTTTGTTATTTTTTTTGGTCATGTTTGGTTTCCAACGCTTGAAATGAAGAATGAGTAGTCTGGGTGTATGACAAAGAAAGCTTCGCTTGAGTACAGTCTTTTTAACATTTTCTTTTTCATCAAACCATGCATTTTCGCCGGTTAGTATTTCTTCTTTAAAAGTTTCCATAAAACAGTCTTGAATAGTGACATTTGATTTATCAGGAATAGACAGAGACAAATGATATTCGTGTTCTATTTTATAAAATTCGATTTTCATATTGACTGGATTCACATACTGGTAGATGAAGCCCGATAAAAAAAGCCGAGACACGATAGAATGGTCCTTCTCTTCTATCTGTTCCAAATACTTTTCGACTTGATTTTCTCTATTTCGTTTCTCTCGAATAGAGGAGTCTAATCCATTTAAGGAATTATGAAAACACTCCAGCATAAATTCAAAAAAATCGACAGAGTCATTTTGTTCACCACTTGAAAATTCTTGACGATTTTTTTGAATAGCCGCATGACTCATTCTTTCGATAAATCGATTGGGTGTAATCGATCCGTGATTGTCTTGAATCATTCGAAACAGTTGGATCCATTCAAAGGTGACAATCGAATCCGCACAATTTTTTACATTTTGAACAGTGAGAAGATAGTTATTGAGCTCGTGCATCTGCGAAAAGATTTGCAGAGAAGCATTCATATAGCATGTATTTCCTCGGTTTGCAAGACCGCAAATACCCTTCATGATTATATAGTTAGATTATGTTTAATTCAATATTGGTGTTTCAATTTAAATACTTCCGTATCATAGAAACAATGGAATTGTTGTTAAAAAGTGGTCAACACATTGCTGGATTAGTAGAAGCCATTAAACTACACGAACAAAACATTGCACTTTGGTTGAAACGAAACTCTGATGTCTCGATGAATGAGTTTAAAGAGGCAGAACCGATGAGTATACCTAAACCATTCATAGACTCCGATGTTACTATGAAGGATATTGGACGCAAGGAAAGACCCTATGTAGAATGTAGCTATAGTTCTATTTATAATCCTCAGCATAAATATTGTTTGATGACACACATTGGGTTTAAACAGGATGATACGGTAATTCTCGTAAGAGAGTGCAATCATATCTTTGGAAAAGAACCTTTCTTACACTGGATGAGACAATACAACCAGTGTCCACAATGTAAACGAATTTTATTCTGAGGCTTCGGTGTCCTTTTCAAAATTATACAGTAAATTATGTTTGTTTTCGTTGATGACATCTCCATACGATTTAGCATTTTCATAAATCTGTCGAATGAGATTGGTTGGGGCTGTACTACCTACCTTGATGAGTTTACGGGTTTTCAAGTAGTTCTTCACAGTAGACAGCGATGTCTTACGAAGAGTCTCGTGTTCATCGCTTCTATTTTTACGCGTTTGATGGCAAGGTATTAAAATTTGGACAGTCTTGTTCTTTTTGCTTTTTCCTACTTTTACAGGGACTTTACAGGGCTCTGGATTAGCAATCGGCTCTGGAACACTGAATGTTTCGACGGGTTCTATGGCAACAGGAACCATCTCTGTCTTAATATGAACTTCGGGAGGACTTTCAAATACAGGCACTTCAAATGGAATGATTTCAACCGTCGGGTGAGAAACAGGCACGTGAGTAACCACATTTTTCTGTGTTTTATTCCAAGTCTTGTAGGTTGGTTTCATTCCATTTTTTAAGACACCATAGGGTTTATCGGTCGCTACGGAAGATGTCGGAGTTGGAACGGAACTAACCTGAAAGGAACTAACAGACGGAGGATTCACTTCAAAATGACGAGGGTCTGGTTCTTTTCCTTCCGGAAACATACACTGGTCATCAAAGTTGTTACTCAGAATGTCTGGCTCCTTCCTTTTCTGTGTTTTACGATGCTTCATCAGTTTATCCAAGAGTATCTGACGAAGATTTGGTTGATTGATCATCACCGATGGAGGTATAATTGCTTTTTTGGTCTTCTTTTGTTTGGTCAATTTAAGATGAGTGGGGTCCATTTGGATTGTTTTTAAACTCATATATAGGTTTAGACAAAATAAAACCCTGTTCTAAACAAATAAAAAATTGAATTAAAGTCATTGTATAAATATAGTAGGTATAAAATGGATTCTCGTCGTGATGAGACCTATGAAGAAAAAGACTGCTGGAAGGTCATCGAATCATACTTCGCCAACAAGCATTTGCCACAGTTGGTGAAGCATCAGGTTGAATCGTATAACGACTTTATTCAAAATCAGATGAAACGAACGATTCAAATGTTCAATCCTCTTCATATCAAATCTCCCCATGACTATATCAAAGAATGCAAAAACTATAGATTGGAGGTCTTTATTGAGTTTGAAAACTTGTGTATTTACAGACCCGAGATTCACGAGAACAATGGAGCCACCAAGCTGATGTTTCCGAACAATGCGCGTCTTCGCAATTTCACTTACACCTCGAATTTCACGATTGATTTGAACATCAAATATTTGATTCGCACGGGCGAAAAGTTGGAAAAGGAAGAGACCAAGACCATCAAACTTTCCAAGATTCAATTTGGAAAGATTCCGATTATGTTAAAGTCGTGCATTTGTATTCTCAACCAGTATAGTTACATTCAGCCGAATGTCACTGAAGAGTGTAAGATGGACCCTGGGGGATACTTTATTATCAATGGTTCCGAAAAGACCTGTATCGGTCAAGAAAAACCCGCTGATAATAAAATATTGTGTTACAAAATGAAACCTGGACATAAGTGGTTGTATAGTTCGGAGATACGCTCGGTTCCTGATTGGAAATGTATTTCCCCAAAACAGATTTACATGATGATTTCATCCAGACTGACCTCGTGCGGCAATGAAATCCTCGTGCAGATTCCAAGATTGAAACGACCGGTTCCTCTCTTCATTCTGTTTCGAGCACTCGGGGTGAAAAGCGACAAAGAAATCTGTCAACTCATTTGCCTGGATGTCACGAATAAAGAGAATCACGACATTCTACAGTATCTGAAGGCTTCTATCATGCAGTCGGTCGAATACCTCACTTACGATGACTGTTTGAAATATGTCATCAACTCGGTGATTTACACGCCGCTCAACATGGACAAAGAAGAAGGTCAGAGGAAAAAGCAGGAGTTTGCTCTAGATGTCTTGACGAACGATTTGTTCCCGAATTGTGTGACTGCGACAGAGAAAATCTATTTGCTTGGCTACATGGTCAATCGAATCGTACGAAGTGCTCTCGGCTATATTCCTTGCGATGAAAGAGATTCGTATAACAACAAGCGTGTAGAGCTCACGGGAACTCTGATGAACAATCTCTTTCGTAACTACTTCAACAAAGTGGTCAAAGATATTCAAAAAAGAGTCATTCGTGAAATCAACAACGGTTCTTGGAAGTCTACGGAAGACTATAGTAGTATCATTACGCTTACCAATATTTACAAGATTGTGAAGTCTTCAACCATTGAGAATGGACTGAAGCGTGCGCTCTCTACAGGCGATTTCGGGATTAAGCATTTGAACTCGAATAAGGTCGGAGTGGCACAGGTTCTCAACCGACTCACTTACGCGTCTACACTAAGTCATTTGCGACGCATCAACATGCCGATTGACAAGAGTGGGAAGCTGATTGAGCCACGAAAGCTTCATGGTTCTTCGTGGGGGTTCCTCTGTCCGGCAGAGACGCCAGAAGGTCAGTCGATTGGTGTGGTGAAGAATCTCAGCTACATGACCACGATTTCAGGCTATTCGGACAGTGCTCCTATCTACGCTTATCTAAAAGACAAGATTGTAGCCCTGGATGACTTGGCGTGTCCTCAGAAGTACTTCAACAAGGTGAAAGTCTTTGTCAATGGTCGATGGGTAGGGATTACGGACCATCCGATTGAACTCTACAAAGAGTTGAAGGACAAAAAATCCAAAGGCATCATCAATATCTATACCTCAATTGTGTTTGACTATGTCACCAAAGAAATCTTCATCTCGAATGAATACGGGCGACTGTTGAGGCCTTTGTACAAGGTACGAGACAACTCTCTTATGATTACGAAGAAGATGATTCATCAAATCGAGAGTGGCGACCTTACTTGGGATGACTTGCTGGTCTCGATCAAGATCGACGAGTCGGTCATTGAATATGTAGACCCTTACGAACAATCGATGAGTATGATTGCAACAAAGCCCCACAAGATTCAGCCTGAGTATCACTATACACACTGTGAAATCCATCCAAGTACTATCTTTGGTGTCATTGCGTCGTGTATTCCTTTCCCGGAACACAATCAGTCTCCGAGAAATACCTACCAGTCTGCGATGGGTAAACAGGCGATGGGAGTCTATGTGTCCAACATTCAGCAGCGAATGGACAAGACTGCCTATGTACTGAACTATAGTATGCGCCCGTTGGTAGAAACCCGCATTATGAATATGTTGAAACTCAACCGACTTCCTTCTGGAAATCAGGTCATTGTTGCGATTATGACCCACAGTGGATACAATCAGGAGGATAGTATCTTGTTCAATCGCGGAAGTATTGACAGAGGGTTGTTTCACGCGACCATTTATCATACGGACAAGGATGAAGACAAGAAGACCAACGGAGAAGAAGAAATTCGAATGAATCCCAACAAGCTGAACACCAAGAACATGAAGTTTGGAAATTACAGCAAAATCAATAAACACGGCGTGATGGACGAGAATACACTCGTGGAAGACAAGGATATTATTATCGCGAAGGTCGTGGTGATTAAAGAGAACAAGAACGACAATACCAAGGTGGTCAAATACGAAGACCAGAGCAAGTGTTATAGGACAGACGAAGAGTCTTACATCGACAAGGTCTACATCGACCGAAATGGTGACGGGTACAACTTCTGTAAAGTGAAGATTCGGACTTTGCGTAAACCCAACATTGGTGACAAATTTTCGAGCCGCCACGGACAAAAGGGCACCATAGGTAATATCATCGACGAGCAGGATATGCCCTTTACCAAAGACGGTCTTCGACCTGATTTGATTATCAATCCACACGCGATTCCGTCGCGAATGACCATTGCACAAATCAAGGAGACCGTATTAGGCAAGTTGCTCCTGGAATTGGGCCTCTTTGGAGATGGCACCAGTTTTGGGGAGATTAATATGAATACCATTTTCAAAGAGCTTCAGAAATACAATTATGAATCGAAAGGAAACGAGGTACTGTACGACGGGAAAACCGGACAACAGATTGAATCCTCTATCTTCATCGGACCCGTCTATTACCAGCGACTCAAGCACATGGTCAATGACAAACAACACAGTCGGTGTATCGGTCCGATGGTGAATCTCACGAGACAGCCTGCAGAAGGACGCAGTCGAGACGGAGGTTTACGCTTCGGAGAGATGGAACGCGATTGTATGATTTCACACGGCGCGTCGCGCTTCACGAAAGAGAGAATGTACGATGTGTCAGACAAATACTCCTTTCATGTGTGCAAGCGTTGCGGTATGATTGCGATTTTCAACGAGAAGAAGCACATCCATCTGTGTAAGATGTGCGACAACAAGACGGAATTTTCCTATGTGGAAGTGCCTTTCAGTTGCAAACTTCTCTTTCAGGAACTTATTGCAATGAATGTGGTTCCAAGAATTATGACCTAAGGCTAATTATTTTATCCTCTTAGAATATACATGTCCGGATTCGAACCATCCACGAAAACAAGCGTTTTAGGCGGAGGTCTTCCTGGCGGTAGACACGGTGCTGGATTTGCGAATACTACTTTTTGTTCGGAAGATGCCATGAAGAGAAAAATCTTACGAAAAGCATTTAAAACCAATCAAGTTCAACTGAACGGCAAGCGAATCCATTCTTTGGCAGGTCCATTCCGGACCGCATTTAGCCAAGGAGATGTGTTGTCTCGAAACTACCAGACTTGTGGTGGACCGAACCAAGTCAACGATGTCACCTCACTAAAGCTTCGGCCAAAAATGGGTGGCTGTGTCAGCAAGAAGGACTGTGGGACTGTCACTCTTGGAGTCACACCTCAGGAGGTTCCTCTCTATTGTGGAAATCAAAAATATGTCTCGGATAGTTCGTTGTTTACGAAATTCAAAGGGCTTGCTGTCATCAATAAAAACTACAACGATAAATCGTTTGGAGGAGATGAATCACACGGGTCCTTTAGTTTTTTAAGGAGAGTACGAGGAAATTAATATTCTTATACTGTAATGAAAAAGACAAGAAGACGGAGGCGAATGCCCAGAAAAAAAATAAGAAAAGGCGGAGGCGTAGACCCCGCTACGGTAATTATTTTCGTGACCATGCTTATGTATGGATTATATTCCGTAGTCATAGGCCCACTCTATCTCATTGCGGAAGCACTAAATGCACCCATTAGTAGTATTAATAACTTTTCTCGTAAATCATTCAGTAATATGAAACAAGGATGGTTACATCGGCCTTTACTCAGCCTTTTGAGCGAAGAGAGAAAAATAGATGAAAAATACTTTTTGCTCAAAGAAGATAGGCATGTACATCAAGGGGTGGCAGTGGTTTCAAACGACAGCCATCCGGATGACCCCACAGGCATCAAGCCACAACTTCGGAGTGAAGTACAAGATTTTGCTCCTAGCGGAAAAGATGCGATACTGCGTATCATAGGAGGACTCGAAGAAAAAAAGGTACTAAGACTTACGGTGTATCGTCTCTTTCAGTACATTGAAAATATACGAGCAACAGATGAAGATAGAAAATTAGAAATCCGAGAAATGATAGACAATATCAGTGATTATACCGCTCTCATCAAATGCTATCTGATATACAAATCCATTTCTCCAGAAACTTGTAAAAAGATTCGCGCAGAGACAAAGACCATCCTGAAGGATGAAGATGTGATCACGATCGTAAATCCATTCTATAATCCGTGTGATATTTCTTATACAAAGAGAATTGATTGTCTCAAGCGACATTTGACACAAAAAAGGTTTGACAAAAGAGACCCAGAAGATAAAGCCTGTCGGGTTTCTTGTGATACTTGTACCTTTCGAAGCAGTGTCGAAAACTTAATGAATCGATATATCTCTTCTGGGGCATGGGTGGCTGCTCTGGCGTTGGTCGTAAGTGGCCTTTCGACGGTTCCTGCAATAGCAGGGATTGCCAATCCAGCTGTGTCTTCAGCCGCTTCTTTCACAAGTCCAGGTTTACAGTATATGGCAAGTGGGTTATATGGAATTGGTACAGGACTCAGCACCCTCTCTACCACCGTGGGAGGATTTACTGCCGGGAGTACGGGAGCACTGGTAGGAGGGATTGCACTGGTTTCTATGATACCCTCTAAAAATTCAGATCTGGTCAAAGACATGTTGAATGTCTATTTTAAAAACATCATCATCGAAAACAAAGAGTTCATTAAAGAATTTAAAGACCTACCTAAACAGCGAATTCCAATCTACAAATTAGTAAACGGAAGACTAGATACGATGCCTTACCAAAAGGTTGACACCAATATCTTGGCAATTTTAGACAATATAAAAGTAAAGTCTAACCTAGATGAAAGTAGAGTGGATGTAGAAGACAAAGACTTTGTCTTAGGAAAATTTAACCGTTTCATCTGTAAGTATGATATTATTCCCTTAGTCAAAACCAGAATTGCACTACTGTATTCACAAGAAGAATATCGTTATAGTATAGAAAAAAATCTTGGATTTATTTTAGACGATTCATCAAAATCTTAGACGATTCGTTGAAATAAACAAGAGAGACACATAAAAAAATACCCAAACCATCAGATACAACTTTTCTTGTAAAGTAAACATTATACTAAGTCTATATAAAATATTATCCACAGTCGTCAGGATTTGCTGCTTTGTTAATGTTTTTCCAGTCGTTGTTTATATAGTTATTTTTGGTGTCATAATTACTGAGAACCTGTTCCCCTTTATCGTTTGTATAATAAACCGGATTTGGGAATACAATGTTGATATTACAGCCGTCTGCCGTGGCATTGTCTGAATCACTCATCTTGATTGTAGTCAATTGCTCTTGGTCTACAACCGCTGGCAAACCTTCTTTTATCCAAAGAAGGTCTGTTAGTAATTTAACAAAAACAATTACGAGAATAATTTTAAGGAACATATATATATAATGAGATTTACATGGAAGGGACAAGTATTGCAAAGCGCTTATCCAACAAATACTCGAAATGAATCATATACCATGGGACCATATCAATCTAGAAAGCAGAATGAGCCCGAAACTACGACAAAGGTAGTTCTTGGCTTAATTCCAAGATTAGATGTAAAAAGAAACGTGTGGAGTACTGGGTCTGCGTATTACGATCCCGTGAGTAAGCGCTTTCTTTTTGAGCAGAGAGAATGTACAACGGTTGGTACAAGTCTACCCACCGTATGTTTGAAAAAGCTTCCTAGACCTCTTAAAGTATGGCGCAAAGAGCTTCGTCCGGATGGTACTTCGAAAATAACTTTGAATCAATTAGGCGGGACAAGCGTCACCGTGACTAAAGAGCAGATTGACCAGTGTATCCAAACGGAGATTACCCAAATCAAAGAGGATTGTCATTCCAGAAGAAAGAATGGCGAATGTAATGCCATCCGTAGAAGCCCTGGAGTTTGTAGTAAGAACTACTGTACGACTACCAAAGAGTATTTGCAGAAGAGAACCAAGACCTTTGACCAAAATCAAACCATGGGTAAAAAGCTCTCGGATTATACTTATACAAGTGCAATGGGATCGGAGAGTAAGGACGTCCATGGTGTCTGTAACAAAATTGTCATCAAACCATCCAACCGTGAATTCCAACAGCAAGGTGCAGTGAGCGCTTCTTCTCGAACCAACAAACTCAAATACGAATCCGTGATGTCGAATGTAGCCACAGCGAATTACGCGACGGCTCGCGCCACCTTGGATACGGGGTATGTGAATGTAAAGGCTCAAAATTATCCACCTACGGGGTGTGTATGGGTGAGACAAGATCGTGCTCACGAGACAAGCTGCCCTCCTTAATACACCCCATAATATTTATCATGGATTTCCATATTATTCTTTTTGCACCATTTCACACACTTGTGAATATGAGACTTTTTCAATTGTTCCAATTTGTCATTCTTTTTATCATCGGTGATATAAGTCAACACGGACAAGATGGTTGAAACCTGACTCTGACCAAAGATGGAATTGATTTCTCGTATTTTATTCAAAAACAGGTTGGGTATTTCCAAATCTAAAATAGAGGTATATGGATTATCTTGTACAGTCGTATACATCTGACAAATCTTTTGCTTGATGTCTTCGATGTTGTGAACCATCTTGAATTTTGTACACAGGATGTATTTTTCTGAATTGGCGGGGCGACTCGTCATTGGTTTTGAAATAATCACTTCCTCGTATAGATAGGTCAGCAGATAGATGAGCTCAATCGTCGAAGAGCTAAAAGTGTCAAATACTTTCAGGATAAAATGTCCTCCTTTTTTCTGCATCATGATCGCAAAACAGATTTCAGAAAAAATGAGATGTAGGGAACTCTCTTCTTGATTGTTAAAATCAACACTATAGTCAAATCCCCCGTCCGCAGTAATAAAGTCCATCGTATGTTCGTAGTGTTTCCTCACATAAAGTAGATTCTCCAGATGATATAAATTTCCAGTACCATCTCCTGATTCTATAATGATATTGGTATTTCCTTTCATCAGATTTCTTTCGCATTTATTCCATAGAGGGATGTCTCGTTTGTTGTCGAGTAAAGTCATGCCATAGTAGAGGTCCTTGTTATTTTTACGAGAATATTGAATCGCTTCTATAAATCCACCAGGACCTTCGGCTAAATGAAAACTACGCAACACCTTTGGAAAGGTTAGAGAGAATGTGTTTAGTATTTCCAGTAATTTAAAAAAAGCTCTTGAAATGGGCTTATAATTACAGACACACGGGCTGAAGGAGTCAAATTGGGTATTGATGTATTCATAGGGGTTCAGTTTTCGTTTGTTTTTCTCCCATTCGATGAGACAATGGTCGATTTCTCGCTTCATGGTATGAATATAGCTTCTTAGGGTTTTGTTTGTATAGACCACTTGTCGTTTACCTACTTGGAATTGAGATGCTTGAATGACCGGTACGAGTTCATGAATGGTATAGCTATTCATCGATGATTATAGTAATCATCTTGTCTCTATTTTCTTAATTTTATAGGTTTATTCAACTTGACCGCTTTTCCTATTTTTCCGAAATATTCTTCTTCTTCTAGAGAAACTCCATTGTAGACAAGAAGACTATCCACTTGTCTTATTTTCTTGAAGACGAAATACTTGTTCATAAAGGATATTTCCTTCTCTTTGTCACACATCAGGAAAGTACCCCCGGTTTTTATCATATACTCATACAACACGCTGAAATTACCAACACCCGGCAAAGATGTGCCTGGCATTTTAAGCTCTACCTCAAAGCCATATTGTTTCATGGATTCGATGAAATAAGGGAAGTAGACAAGGTATTCATCAAAGTCCTTGTTGATAGACTCTTGATAGACCCCTACCGTGAGTCCAAGAGAAGATTCGTTCTCTAAGAGCTCCGTTTGAGTGTATTTCTTTGTAATCGACCAAATTTTCTTCATATTTTTCGAACTCTTGCAGTCTTCTGATTTGTACAGTTCAATCTTACCTCCTTCCTTATCGTCTTTTAAGGCTTCAAATATCTTGGCTCCGTCGTAGCAGGTTCCGATAAAGTATCCACCCACTTTAATCGTATCGGAACAATTCTTCATAAAGGTATGGAAAGTATCCTTGTTTTTAAACATATAGTGAAGAGCAAATTGGATAGAGCCAACATCGAATAACTTCTTTGCGACTGCATAATTGGATTCGATGTAGGAGCCATATTGTCTTGATTTTTCTTTGATGCCCATCACTTGCTGGAACACAAACTTACTCTTTTGTTCCTCTTCCTTGTCTTCTTGTACCGCAAATTCCTCACCTCGTAAGAGTTTGCTCGTGTCTCCCTGAATGTAGAGTGCATCGAATAGATTTCGTTTACGGCTCTTGAGTTCAAGATATCGTGCACATACTCCATCCTTGATGTTATGAATGTTGTCTTTGGAAATATCAATCCCCAATACGAATGCAGGACTGTTCGCCATCCATTTCGAGATGTCTCCTCCTTTTCCGACAGCATAGTCTAGAAGAACACATCCCTTAAACATTACAGAATCATAGAGCATGGCCTTGACAATCAGGTTGTGAAAATTTCGAAGATTAATTGTATAGGACTTACTTCCGGACCGGTTGTAGTATACGGTCTGGTCGAGGTCCTTGAACCCGGGAAGTAAGGCCGAATCACACAACATTTCTTTGGTAATCGGATTGTATAAACTATACCAGTTACTATTGGCTACTTGATATGAATTTCCAAAATTTCGTTTGGTCTTTCGATAATCGGCAGTTTTGTCATACCGAACTCTGAGTGGAACCCACCTAAATCGTTTGTCTTCGGTAAAGACATATTTGAACTCTACAATACTGTCGTCTTCAATCACTTCCTTATTTTCTGTGAAGGGACTAAGATTACCTTGATTTTCAAGCAGAGGCAAATACGCTTGATATGCCTGAGCGTCATAGGGTGTACTGGGTATAAAGAGCGTTTTAGTATATCCGGTGGATTCATGGATAGAGGGAACCTTTCCTTGGAACAAGAGCTCTTGTGGATTCAACATTCCCTGTTTGGGGTCATGTCCCACATTTAAGTGAGCCAATCGATACGGTTCCGTATTCTGTGTTTTGGTAGAAGAGATGTAGTGATTTTCCTTGAGCTGCACCAGAAAGTCAATTGTATTGAACTCAGGGGGTTTCCATTTGAAACTATGGCTCCAGGTGTATTTATAGTTTTTTACTTTGTCTTCTGCGCTTTCCATACCTACACCCAGGGACATGGATGTAAAGATAAGGCCATCGTTCTCGTACTCAAATACGCCAGTGTCTATTTTATGAAAGAGCTTCTGACAGCATTCTGTCATACTTGTCGCTTCATCCGACATATGAAATTCCTTGACGCGAAACTTCATGACGGTTGCTTCGCTCTCGTATTCAATGGTGTCTTGTAGGTATTTCATCACAAGTCTTAGACGATCATACCTGTTCTTTTTCTCCGTTTTGCTATAAAAGGGCTCTCTTCGAGTATTTTTTCCATTGTAAAAGTACAAGTCAAATGCCGCATACAAATCCAGAACCTTATGCTGTAACCCGTAAGGAATAAATTCTCCATCAATCAGTGTTGCAAAGAGTTCTGTTTTCTTGGTCGAGCAGCCAGTATATTGTACCTTCATATTGGTGTCAATCATGTAAATACGACCGTTACGCGAAATCATACATAGCCTTCTCTCACCATCGGCCTTCTCCGTCACACAAAAGTCTTTCATGATACAAGGCGCCTGATTGTCTGGGTCGTCTACCACATTGATTTTTTGCAGGGTGAATGAAGAGGGTCCGATGAAGTTCTTGGTGTCGATCTGTTTGGGCTTGTCCGTGACAAAGATAAGTCCCAAATATTCATCCAATACTTCGGTTTGTTCTTTCTTAGGAATCGGATAAGATGTGTTTTGAATCCCGCATTGAATGTATTTGATGGTTTTCTGAATCGATTGTTTGGCTCTGGAAAAATGCTTATGGATGGCATCCAAATCAACCAATTCCAACTCGACTTCATAACCTTCCTCTTCCGAAAATAACTTACTGGAAGAGAAGGTCTTTTCTTTCAGCAAATCGCCTCTGCTCTTCACGGATTTGACAATGCTTAAATCCACTTGTATATCTTTCATTTCTGGATGTGTCAAAGTAATACGAGTCATATAACGGAAACTTTTGTCAGAGACTCTTGAATTGGTCTGTATTTCATCGATTCTCTTGTCAGATGGGTCTAAGGACACCTCTTTTTGAATGGAAAACCGAAACTGATAATCCTTGTTCTCGTAATAGTTTGGGTATTCCTCCAGCTTTTGCTTCAATAAGTATTTCGTCTCTAAGGGGAGGACATTGGTTTTACAGAATTCTCGAATCTGTCCCAAATCATTCAGCTCACAACGAATCTTGGACATGTTGTCATTTAAATAATGAATAATCTTCAACTGATATTCTTCTTTTGACTTGACAAACCCGTACGACAAAAGAGTGTTGTAGATTCGTTCAAACTGCATTTTGTCAATACTGTGAAATCGAACCTCTCCTTCCAGATGGACATTCCCCTTTCTCAAATCGTATTCTTCCATAGGTTTAGAACTTCGTCGGTCGAACTTAAATTTAAGTAGCGATTCATAGACGGATAGTGCCGACTGAAGAGACATGGTATATATATTAACATTCATTTATTTCATTCTTCAATTTTATATAAATGAACCAATACTTGTTTGATCGAGTTATAAAGTTCCTGTTTCTTGTATTTTTCAAGGGGGAGTAAAAGCTTCGTAGACATTTCTTTGAGTTCGGCCAAACAGTAACCGCTCACTGATTTCAGTGGTTTCTCTAGAGAAATCTCTAAATAATTTGAGGTGTCGATTTCATCCAAGAATTGATTTGTATCGTTCATGTACCATATGGGTTTGTCGGAATACATCATTTTTACAACCGTTCTTCCTCGGATAAAATGGATATTTACCTTATAATAACTGCAAAGAACAGATAGAGTCTCTAGAAAGAGTTCCTTGTCATACACCAGATTGTTGACAATTCTCTCTTTTTGTTTAAATTTCATGTGTTCCAGTTTCTCTGCCAAGAGGGTTCGTTCATTCCATTCATTGTAAGTAGTGTCTTCAATCTGTGTACGGTCTATTTGATTCACTCGTTTATAAAAATGGGTGAATAAACTAGGGGGTGTCCGTTTCTTCTTTTTTTTGAGCTTTGTGCTCGGAATATCAAAACTGCTCTTCATGAAGTAGGGAGAAAAAGAAGCAATCATTACCTAACTATAGTTCATTCATTTATATTATTTTTTAAACGCTCCTTAGTTTCTTCGATTGCCTTAATGTCGCACTCCTTTAACAACACATAATCAATGTACTTGTTCATTTGTTGAATGGTGTCTTGAGACACTTCATCCATTTGTACAAAGGTGCCATTGCTATTTTCGCTCACAGAAGCCGAATCCTTTTCCATGATTATTTTTAATAGGTGAACATGTTCCTCTTTTGAAAAACTTTCAATAATTCTTGTCATTTTATCGAGGTCGTGTATCATTAAAAATACACCGAATATTTATTTATATGATTTCAGAAATCGATGATATAGAGGTGTCATTCAGCTCAAACCGGGTTCCTATGATTTTGACGGCCAGCTTCTGACCGATAAAGTATTCGTCGAAATTCTTTTTCGGGTTGTGTTCTCTGCTGACAAAGAAGATAATTGGATTGTCCGTGTCTTGATAGACACCTCTGATGCCAATCTTGGTATTGTTGATAATCTTACATTCTGTCACCGTGTCTACAGGTGGATTATAAACATCTGCCGAAAATTTCACATCAAACGAAACCGAATCGGCAAACAATAATCCACCTGAATACGATTCAAGTACCATGGTGTGTTTCGAGATATATCCCTCTTTTCTGCATCTTCCTTCGAGCTGATTCTTCGCGTAAGACATAAAGTATTTTTCAGGCGAAGAACAAAGCTGGAAAGGGACCAATATCGGTTCCTCGATAATCATGTTAGAGAACATGGTTTACTACCTCTAAATAGAAAGATGTTTTTATTCAATTTTTTTCTATATACAAATGATATTCTACCTTGGATAAGAAATAGCGATCCTTTTTAATAGAGTCTAAATGTCTCATATAAAGCTCTGCAAGAATGGTGAGTTCGGTTCGTGTGATGTTGTCCTTTTTTGTATTTTCTTTGGTAAAGACAACCTTTTTGAAGAGTACATTGTTGATAAAATCGATGATGTCGCTCTTTTTTTTAATCAACAAATAACTTCCTCTTGTGTCCGGATTCTTCTTTTCTTTGATTTTGAATTGATAGGTATGGTCGGTGTAGTAACCCATAAACCCAATGGTAGAATAGAAAGTAGATTTCTTCAAGAGATAGATTTCTTTAAAGAGATTCTTTTCTGTGGGGGTGGCCTTTCTCCATTGCTTACCTCCTTCGTTCCATACATAGATGACGAGGACACTTCGTATGCCTTCCCTTTCCAAAAGACCGATGCCTTTGATTCCGTCCCTTTCTACAATTTTTTCATCGTAATAGGCTTTCAGTTTGCTTTCAAATGGGCTTAGTTCGCGAGCATATAACTCCTGGAGAATGTCAAACTCTTTATCCATTGTCATTTGTTCACATAAATGAGTGATGAGAAATCGATCGATCTCTTCCTTATTCAATTGCAAATGTGACTCCATATATTCTGCCGCCTTTGGAAAGAGTTGGAACCAATCTTCTTCAGGGTCTTCTGATAAAGTGGTGGCCTGATTGTATAACCGTTCTAACACAGCTACTTTGTTGGTTTCTTTCGCCTTTTCCTTTTCTTTCTCTTGAGACAAAAGAAACACTTTTGGTTTGACCGGGATGGGTCGTATTCTGTCGTATAGGAGAGTGCGCGGGTCATTCAATTCCATAGGCTGAAAAAGATAAAGGTCTGCAATTTGGGTCATGTATCCTATTTTAGAATACTTATCACTAATGGGTGTTTTATTTTCTATCATATCTGTTAGAGTGCGCAAAATCTCTTCCAATGGAGCTTTGATATGTCCGATCAATTCCTTCTTTACATAGACATGTTTTTTTGAGAACAAAGCTTTCACTTTGTCTTCTAGTTTTTTGTTTTGTGTATCTTTATAGGAATAAGTGAGTAAGTCCTCTTTGTCTTCTGGCCCTACTTTATTGTAACACTCGTATTCACACGTATTACTATAGTCGCATAAACTACTATAAGGTTTGTCTTTTACTTCATATTTTATTTTTTCCCCGTTGCTTAAAAGCAGTGTAATCTTTTCGGTCATTTTTGAAAAGTTTTGTTGTTCTTTATTCAGCAAGCAATCTACAGATACTGATTTCAGAATACGGCTCACAATCCCAATTTTGATTGATTTTTTCTCAGCCATACGATACAATAGTCCATCCAAGGATTCTACTCGAGGATCGCTTAACACGGACACATAGAGGAAGAGTGTGAAATTTCTTTCTTGCAGTGGCAACATGCTATGGCTACAATTTCTTCTGGCTCGTCCAATGATTTGTTCAATACGGTTCAGATTGTACCAAGGTTCCATCACATGAACTTGTCTCACATTTTTTAAGTCAATCCCTTCTGTGCCTGCCTGTGAAATCAGAACCACTTTAATCGATTGACCCTCTTCGTTGTCATGGGTAAGTCCGTAGATTTCGTCGTTGTTGTCTGGACTAATCATTTTTTCACCACTAATGATAGAGTATTTGGCTTGTTTAAATTTGCCTTTGTAAGCAGGGTCATTTTTTAGATTATAGACATTTAAATCTGGTTTCTTGTCTCGAAAAAGAGTTTTCGATTTTTCACCATGTCGTTTAAAACCAAGCTCTTCTAAGGCGAGTGCAATTGGCACAAGCCCTCCGTTGATATACTGAGAATAAATAAGAACTATCCCTTTGGAATAGATAATGTGGTCTAGTAGTGATTTTATTTTAGAACTGTACTGTCCAATATTTTCATATCGAAACATGTCCTTCAAAGGAGTATCATTATAGACGAATTCATTCCGAGAAGGAGGATACATGGTTTCTCGGTAATTCATCACATGCTGTAGGCCTTCGTCTCCGGTAAAAAATCCATCTTCTTTTGGATAAGTAATCAGAAGACTCTGAATAGGCTTCATCAAATCGTTGTACCCTAAGGAATCCAAGTTTTCGAAGTCTTCGGTCTTCTTTTCTTCTATCGTTTGAATCGTTTTTAGGTAAGCTTCTTCCTGGATCTCGGATAGAGAGACACGAAACAAATCGAGATGTTCGATGTTGGATGAAATCTTCTTCTCGTTGAATTGAACGGTCGGTTTTACGGACAAGAGTGAAGAGTTTAGGTCTTTGTACATAGAAGGTGTGACCATATAAGGAAATACATAGGGGTTTTCACCCCGAACATAAGAAATGTATCCATTGGCCTTCTCTTGAAGAATTTCCTTGCCTCCGGGCTTGATGTCTCCAGAATCGGTGAATACATCCTTGATTTGTATCACATCTCGATTGTCGTTTAGATTCATGAGATTCAACAGGTAAATGATTTCTTTCGGGTCATTGTACATAGGAGTACCTGTCAAAAAGATGAACTTAATCCCTTTGACATAGTAAACAAGTTTGTTCAACATAGAGGCAATCTTTTTCCCAATACTATCCGCTGATTTTTCAGTGATACGAATGTTGTGTATCTCGTCAATCACGATCACTCTAGAACTGAATGTATTCTGAATCTTTTTAGAATTTTTGGTAGACAACTGTTTTTCAATAAAATTTGCAAAACTTCCGTAGCCAATGAAAGAATAGTTGTCCTTGATCACCTTTTTGATTCGGTAAATTAAATCTTCCCGATTCATCGCGTGTGCTTCATCGATGTTGAGCTCTTTTAACAAAGAGTTGCCTACACATCCGTGCAAATTCCAAAGGCCATTCATTCGTGTAAGCTTAGAGGGATCAAACAACTGAAGCTTGAAATTCTCTTGTACATTGGGAGAGGCAACCATAAGTATTTTTTTAAAGTTAGGAATGTATTTAGAGTACATCCGTAGAGATTCGGTGATACTAATGGCCGAACAGGTTTTTCCACTGCCTAATCCGTGATACAACAGAAGACTATTGTATGGATTTTGGTAGGAGATAAACTTCTTGACAAATTCTTGGTGAGGACTCAGTTCAAAAGCCGATTCTCGTTTACAAAGAGTTTTTGATTTTTCTTGTACCGGGACAATTTCACCATCGTATTTATATCGGAATTCCTTCTTCAAGCTAATTTTTTTTTGAAATTGTTTGTCATCCAGATGTGGATAGAATTCTGTCATTTATACTTATTTCATATTAAAAAATAATCTTTTTATCCATCAATAGGTGAATATCCTTTAACAGCTCCAGCTTTTCTAGGTTGTAAGGTCGTATTCTGACAATGGCTTCTTCGTAGGAGAACCATTTCATAGAGCCAATTTCACTCTTTTGAAAGTTCGTATCGACCAAAGTGTCTTCGTATTTCATACACGCCAAAAAATACCGGTGTTTATAAGACTTCAAATTGGATCCAGTAAAGATTTCTTCACATGGATTCAGGTTCTTGATCAAAGATAGGAGCTTCTTGTCATATCCGGTTTCCTCTTCAAATTCTCGTATGGCACATTCGAGGTCTCTCTCCTTAAAGTTTCTCCTTCCTTTGGGGAATCCCCACTCTGGCTCTATCCAGTTGGATTCTACAAACAAATGGAGTTTGTTCTTTTTGATGAAGTTGAATTTTTCTTCATTTTTTAGGTCATATGATTCCGTGACTTTGTTCCATAACTTATACCATAAGTCCTTGTATTCACAAGTTTTTATACATTGTATCTCTTGTTGTGTCATTTCGTGTATGATATTATTCAATTGAAAATTGTTGGTCTCGGAATATTTACCTCTAAGAAAATCGACGTAGCCAAGAGTATCCTTTCTCTGAACCAATAGAAATTCGACCTGTTGTTTCGGGGTGTATCGAAAGGCGATAATGCCCAAACTGGTGATAGGTTTCTTGCAATTGTAGAACAAGTGGCCGTAATTACCACAATTGTTACATAAATACTTTTTTGTATCCATAATACGAAAAAGTACTCCGAACTATTTATATGTCTTTCATATATGATTCGTCCCGATTCGACTAGGCTTAGTTCCGAGACAAGCACATCCGATTCAAGAATGAATCGTCATGAGTCTATCGGCGACCATTCGAATCGTATCATGCATATACACGACTCTAAGTTGTCTCCGTCTCTTTCTGTGATGAATCCAGTAATACCCGTCGATTCTGCAATCATTCCTTACAATGAGTTGGTACAACACGATGTGCTTTTTCAATATATTCGATACACCTTTTATCATTATATACCAACAAAACCAAACAAAAAGAAAATGAAACAATGGATAGAATCTATCCCTTATTTTTTACCGGACCGTTATCAAAATGTCTTCTTCAAACTGATAAGAACTTATCCCATTGAAACTTATTGGGACAGCCGAGAGAAGATGGATGAATACGGATACTTGCTCTATTCATCGTTTCACCAGTCGTTCAAATTATCCTATCAAAACAAGGAGGATTATCAATTAGACCTTTACATCAATAAATCAAAACATAAACAAATGCACAACTTGATATACTTTGTCGTCGTGTTCCTCTTTATTCTCATTCTCTATAAATGGATATTGTGAACCTTTTTATTTTCTAACTAGAATAAAATGAACCTTAAATTTATTGTCCTTTTGATTACTGGGGGTTTAATTTACAATACTTATCACGACAATTTCCTCTTTCATCATTTGAAAACCAATACAAAATATTACAAGATGGGAGGTATAGCTGTCTTTGGATTAGGACTATTTCTGGGGATGAGCCGTGGTCAGGAGGAAAGTTGGAGCTTTATGAATGTCGTCAAAAACTATATCCATGTATTGCCGATTGATAGACAGTCTAAAGACATGATAAAACCTTTTTTGGGTTCAGACCATACACGATCCATCGAGAAAATTCAAGGTTCTAGCAGGACACACAAGAGAAGTGTAAGTGAGACAAAAAAGAAATACATTGCTTCTCAGCAAAATTGGAAATGCAATCATTGTCAACAACAACTTACCGCATGGTTCGAAGTGGATCATATCACCAGACTTGACCAAGGTGGGACAAACGATGTGGAGAATTTAGTGGCCCTATGTAGAAATTGTCACGGAGAAAAAACATCGATGGAAAATATATAACTATTATAACGATGGCTGAAATGAATAGTGGCACCCCAATCATTCTATCAGTGTTTTTGATTCTTTTGGTCATCTATTATTATATCTTTTCGAATAACCCATACTATGTTTTAAATTATGCAAGAACTCCTATGATGATTGCATGTCTCATTACAGTCTTTTGCGTGTTTATCTTTATCGAGTATTATTCCGCACAGGCAGCCTATAAGAATGAAGAAGTCAACAATTTATGGACAACCTTTACGAAGTATGCTTACAAATACTTCTATTACCTATTTTATATCGTTGGGATTGCTTTACTCACATATGGTGTATTTAAAGCAGCTGAAGCAGGAGTCATTTATAGTTTTCAATATTCTTTTTGGGTGACAGTGGGACTAATCTTTCTGGTATTGGCATTGTTTGCAGGAGATACGAGCAATAACTACTTTAATTCTCCCTATCTGGATTTGATTAAGAATATCATCATGTATATTCCTTGTTTAATTACAGATGCGATTGAATTTATCAAAAAAGATTATACGGATACACCTTCCACGGTATTTATTGTCTTTGTCTTGATATGTATCTATATTCTCTTCTTTTACATGGTTCCGTTGTATAAGAAACAACAATACAAGAATGATGGGGTCCTTCTGGTAGAAAAGTCAACCCATTTAAATACAGATGTACTCTCGATTACTTCGGATGAACTGAAAGAAAAAGTCATGAATCAGAGACCCTTTTACGATAGATGGTTTCAAAAAATGATGGCTCAACAATCGGACTCGAAAGAAAGAGAATTGACGAAAAGATCCAAAACCGATATTCGGGAAGAAAAGAAAGTCGCCAAAACCTATGATGTTCCTCCAGATAGATTGACCCTACCTTATTATCGGAACAGAGAAGGGTTTAATTCTTTGCAAGTAGAAGACACTCAATTGATTCCTTTCCATCTATTTAAAAGCAGGGTTCAAGATGAACTCGAAAGTACAGAAAAAGAGATAAAGCCTTATGAAGAAAAAAACCGGATGAAAGAGTTTCTAGAAGCTTATCCGCAATTCTTAACAGTGATTGAAAAACTTCAATATATTTATTCTAGCGCATTTGCTTCTTGGGACACCATTACCGCGATTCCATCAGTATTGTCTTCTGAGGATAATAAAATTCATAAGTTCAATTACCATTATGCCATCACGGCTTGGGTCTATATACAAGAGGTACAAACCCAAGACATTCAACGGATTTACTCTTTCGGAAATAGACCATCCCTTTATTTTGACCCAATGGAATCATCTCTAAAGGTCATCCTTGGAGGAGACACTTCTAAACGAAAGGTGTTATACAAGACCAATAAAATACTCTACCAGAGATGGAATTTCATCGTGATGAATTACAAGTATGGTACACTGGATTTGTTTATCAACAACAATTTAGTAGGAACATATCCCAATGTTTTAACAAGACTGAATGCCGAGGATATATTACTGGTAGGGTCAAAGGAGAATAAGAGCGTTGGGGGTATTTGTAATATGAAGTATTATGAATTGCCTCTAGGTGTTCGTAAAATAGATACTATTTATAAAAGTTTCCACAATAAAAAAATACCTATATAGTATAATGAATTTACTATCCATGACAGCTTTTATTCTTCTCCTTATTTTATTTGTCGGTGGGTATTTACTGTTGACGGATGAAGTATCTGGGTCGATTAAATTAGGACTCATTGTGTTTTTGGTGGTGGTGGGTATTTATTTTTTGATGAACCTGGCTGTTTTTAAAAGTTACTATGAGGTCATCGATATACCGATGGATGCTTCGGCTTCCTATATTTATACGGCTGACAAATTCAAACAAATTGACCAAATCTATTCTCTTTCTACATGGATTTATATTGAAGATTGGAACACCAATTTCGGAGTGGCCAAAAACATCTTGGATTTCGAAAGGAAAGGTGCCAAGTCAACCCGGTTCGAGTTAGACCAATACGAGAACAATTTATTGGTTCACTATGATATTTATACAAACCAGGCAAAGAAAGACCCTGTGACTAGAACGGTGACGATTCCAAATATCAATGTGCAGAAATGGGTAAACATTACAGTGTGTTTTAATACAAACAATACAGACACATACATCAATGGCAAGTTAATTGACACAGACATTCACCCCTTCCCTATTTACAGTCCCGCGAATAGAAAAACGAATACTGGAAATCTTATCCTCGCAAACAAGGTTGGATTCAGCGGGAAGATTGGACTGACACGATACTATGGTCGTGTATTGTCTCCACAGGATGCTTGGGACATTTATAGAAGTGGTCCTACGACAAACTTGTTGGGTAGTTTATTGAACAGATACAATGCTTCTTTTACATTTTACCAAGATAATGAAGAAGTTCAGAAAATATTTATCATGTAATATATAATGAATAAACTTCTCTCATCCAACAAGGAACCTAAAAATATGGCTACAAGTGTAAAAAATACTGCCTCAAGTGTAAAAAATACCATTGCAGAAAAGATTTCAAATGTAACAGAAAAAGCTAAAGAAACAATCAATGCGGTAAAAGAAAAGGCGCAAAATGTCTCCGGACAAATCAAGAATGCGGTAAAGCCAGAGGAAAAACCTGGGGGGATGTTCTCATCGTTTGATTCATTTACTACCAAGACCAATGAATTCGCAGAATCCAATACCGCAATTACCAAGTTTGTATTCATTATCATCATGCTTTTGTTATTTGTTCTTTTCTTCCAATTAGGCTCTTGGCTCATACAATATTTTCTAGGCGCGAGTAAAACCCCTATCCTCTTGAACGGCATGGTTTCTGCGAACAAACTGAAAAAAATATCGGTTAATCCAAATGACACGGATTCGATTCCCATCTATCGGTCTATCAACGAAGACCAAGGCATCGAGTTCACTTGGAATGTGTGGTTCTTTGTAGATAAATTGAATACCAATAATCCTGCCTACAGTCGTATCTTTTCAAAGGGTTCTGAAAACGGAAGCCTTGCTCTTACTATACCTACTGATTGTACGGATGAAAGCTGTAAAAGCATCTTCAATAGTTCGCCCGGACTCTTTATCACACAGAATAAACAGAAGGATTCCGTATTTCCCAATTCGATTAGTCCTGTGAAGGATGAAAGTAATGTCAATATGCTTCTGATGTTAAATACCTATCAACCTTCTGCAAAGAAGAGAGAATTTGCGGAATCGATTACGATTGAGAATATGCCTGTTCAAAAATGGGTCTGCACCACGATACGAGTCCAGCAGACGACCGTAGACATTTATATCAATGGAATGATGACCCAAAGAAAAATATTAAACAACATACCGAGACAAAATTACTACGATGTCTTGGTAGGCGACAACCAAGACGGTTTTATGGGGTCCATTTCCTCTCTCCGTTACTACAATTATGCTCTAGGCTATGACGAGATTCAATCCCTCTATGGACAAGGCCCCAATTTAAAAAGCTTAGATACAAATGGACTCAACACGAATGGAGTCGATTACATCTCGATGAATTGGTATTACAAAGCATAATCTGCTTTAAGATACAAAGCTTAGACCGCTTTAATTGATAAGTTCCTTTATCATGGGTATATAGTTGGTTTGTATTCCAAAATAAATAACAATAAAATAACCACCCGCAAAGGAAATCTGAAATTCTTTCATAAAATTAGAGAAAAAAAATAAAATCAAGAAGAAGGTTCCAATAATAAATAAGGTCTGTAATAAAACATAACCCGAAACCGAAGACCCTAAATAGTTTCCATCTCTGAGCATTTTTATAAAAACATCGGTATAATTCCCTAGTAAAACTGCGGGAATTATATAAAAGAAACACTTCAGTGTGAAAGATAAAAAATGATGCCTCGAACGAAAAGTTCCAAATTCTGTGGCTGTTTTGAGCATTGTCAACATTCTCATATACATAGAGATATATTCTATGATTTTGTAAAGAACCCAGTAATCGGTCGATTTCCTGCCTTGATATTTTTATCCTCTCTCAAATACTTTTCGAACAAGATTTTCTCCACCTCTTTCAGTTTGAGTTTCTGTTCTTTTGCCTCGAACTTGTCATACTCCATCGAGGTGCGAAGGGTGTCTAGCTCCCGAAGAAAGGCAGGTTTCCTTCGTCGAAACTCTTTCATGTCATAGAGAATGAGCGAATAGAGCTGTAAGACAGGTTTCATAATTTGATTTGAAATGTAAAACCCATAATCGATTTTTAGTCGATGTTCTTTGATGTAATCAGGTATCTCTATTTTATCTCCTTGGAGTTTTGACAAGGCATTTAAAATGTAGATATAAGGAATTCGGTCACCTGGTGCAGGCTTGTTTCCTGGGTCTCGAATCCCAATACGCTCCGCCAAGACATTGTGGGCAATTTGTTTCGGATTCTTGTAAAAGGACCTGAGTGATTTGCTGATGATCAGCTTCTCTACGGGGACTTTCCTCTCACTCAGCTGAGTAAGCTGCTTGTGAAGGAATTCAATCGATTTGTCGATGTTCTTGTCTTTCATCAGAATGTCAATGATTCCACCATAGACATCTTTCACGATAGGTGCATTGTCACGGCGTTTCAAGACGATCCCCATCGATTTACATTTACATTTCGTGGGGTCCAGCTCGTAAAGCATTCCCACATAACGCTTCTTGGAGAGAAGACAGAAGGGGAGAAAGGTCTTCTCGTATTCCAAGTCGTGAGGCTTCTTGAGAAACATTGTTGCCAAAGCACCTGCTTCTTGCGCCAAGTCAATGGTCACTTCGAGAGCCTTTTGCGAGTCCAGCTTCTTTCCATCTTGCGTCAAGTGAAAGGTGAAGAACACGGAGTCTGTATCTCCATAGACATATTCTGCATTGGTTTGCATCGGACCATATCGGGTTTCGACAGTCGCGTCTTTATACACCGTCTCAATGACATCCTTACCGTAAATGAGCAGCTTTCGTCCGACAGCAGTCGTGGACGCTGCAACATCCATCTCGTAAAAGGTACTGGTTTTTGCACCACACTGGCCGTAAAGACTGTTTGCCGTAATCTTGATACTCAATTGACGCTTGTCCAGGATATTCTTCTGAAAGGGGTCCGTTTCTTTTTCCATCTGCTTTTTGGTGGCCTTTCGAGCAGCCAAGAGCTCTTGCAAAATCGAAGGAAGAATCGCTTTCTTGTCATCCGGATATTGCGCGAAGCGACATACCTTATACCCTGTCAAGATCTTGTCGTTCTTTCGATAGGAAAAGGTGTCGTATTTCACCTCCACATAGGTGTACTCTTTGAGATTGTCATAAATATATTCTTCTTTATCGTTTTTGACTCCGGTCGAACGAATCAGGTCGCCTGCCAAGTTGAACTCTTTGGTCCAGACTTTGCTGTCATGAGAGAGGTTTTCACTGATAATCGACGAAGGATAGAGTGAGCCATAGTCCACGCAGGCCACCGGGTCTTCCAAATACAAGTTACATTTGGGTTCGAGTACAATGGCTCCTTCATAGACATCGAATGGACTTCCTTTGGAAATGAGAGGCATAAGAATCTGGTTCTCGCGACATTTTTTCGCAATGTAACTAGTTCCTTTGATCCCTTGACCTCGCATCACCAAGAAGTTAATCGGAACACTACAAAGTTTACTCATCTCAATAAAGGTGGTGAGGACATCGATTTTCTGAAAGATATGGTGTACCAGATTACAATCCTGAATACAGTATTTTGCGATGATGCCACGGTCGTCATCCGAACCCTTGGTCATCTCGAAAATCTCCTTTGGACTCACATCGTCTTTCGCCATACCCCAAGACATTTTCTCTTCACAATTGATTTGACCCTCAATTACAAATCCATCCTTTTCCATCTGGATAATCTTGAATTTCTTTCCATCTTCGTACAAATCACCCGAGTGATTGACGATTTCAAAATGAATATAGGAACCCACGCCGATTCCTTTCAAGTTTTGACTCCAGATACGACAATGTTTTCCTTGATTCTCGTATCTTTTAAGTGTATCTCCAAGCAAATATCCTGCGACATAATCCAGCTTGTAAGAAGACAAATTGAACTCCTTTCGCATGTGCGTGTACAAATCGATTTGAAGACGGCCTTCCATCACCAGAAGCGACAAATCATACGGTCCGGACGCCAAAACAATCTTGGATATATTCAATTCCTTAGAAAAGGTCTCATTACGACCAAGATCCATGAATTCATCTAGACAGTCTAACTCGCTTGCTCTTTCGAACATAAACTTGTAATCGAAACCAAAGATGTTGTATCCGATAATGATGTCAGGATCTTCTTTGCGGATGAGTTCGGCCCACGCCACCAATGCATCTTTTTCATCTGCATAACACTCTAGAACATGCTCTGGTGTTATTTTGGTACAGTTATTGACGCAAACGCAATGTTGTAAATAAGGCTCTTCTTGTCCGTATTGAATAAAGGTCGACCCGATAAAGGTCACTTGATCCCCTTCGAGAGCCGGGAAATATCGCCCCAACAAATCCATAAAATAGACAATCTTGACAGCGAGTTCTGTGTCGGATGAGAGAAAGGTAATCAAATCGGATTCTTCTTTCAACGAGTGCTTGTGAACGATCGTTTCCTCTTCCTCTAGCTCTTCCTCTCGTTTGAAATACTTCTGAATCTTTTCATCAAGTGAAGGTTTCTCTTGAATAGTCGTCTTCAGCATTTCTTTTAGATTCTCGAGAACCATCGATTCGGTCACCCTTGTTTTCGGATAACAGATGTCAATGGACATCGATTTCTTCACTGAAAATACATTTAGTAACATCTCCTTTAAGAGGAATCCATATTCTTCTTTGTTGGCCTTGTCCAGCTGATAGACCATATCGTACGCCACCTTCTTGTAATCTTTGATCGCTTCTGGGAAATCACCATGACTACTGCTGGCTTCAATATCAAAACTGCAAATCTTATAAGGAACTGCGGTCTCCTTTTTCAGGGCAATAATGTCCTTGTAAGAACAGACCAAATCTTTTTGACAACGAGAGTTCCCTTTACGATGTTTGAACTTCTTGACTTCAATCCACCCTGAAGGACTAATCTCTTGAATGTGGAAGAATCGCAAGAGTGGTGGAATCATACATTCGTAGATAGAAGTGGAAGTTCCCTCAAACACATAAGGCATCACCTTCTCGGTTTCTGAATTATAGTACATCTTTTTCAAAGCATAAATAAATTTCATGTTGTGACAAGAAATATATAAGAACTTGTGAAGTTTTCCACCGTCGAACCCATAGAGTGTTTTCTGTTCCACCATTTCATAATGATAGAGAAACCTGTACGCCATCTTGGTTGTCTCATAGGATTTCAGATGATCCATGAAGCGGTCGCCTTTCGTCTTTGACCAGTCATCTCCTACCCGAAGATAGATAAATGGATGAAAATCGTGAACGGTAATCGAATAGGTCGTACGCTGTTCATCAATACCAAACATTTGAATCGTGAATTGCTCTTTGTCTGAGACAACGAAATCGATCAGTTTGCACTCCATTGTGTATACTGAAAATAAATCTTTAGGTGCTCTGTCAATTTTATCTTGTAAAATCATATTTATCGGCGTTTACCCGTTTTTCGTTTACGCGTCTTGTTCTTTTTCGTCTTCTTTTTAGTATTGGACTTAGGTCTTCGTTTCATCCCTTTCTCTGCAAATTGTTTCATGTCCTGGGCCGTTCTTGGACCCGCGTATCTTTCCATAATCTTTCCGTTGCTCATTTTCAATATTTCAGGGAAACCTCGAGTGTTTGCAATAGGACTACGGTTAATGCTCTCGTTTCCAGACATCTCCGACCCATCCACTTCCACCACCGTCGAGCCTGGAGACATTTGGCGCTTCATGGATTCCCATTCAGGCCGCATCTGTACGCAATGTCCGCATCCGGGATGAAAAATGAGAATGATTCCTGTAAGTTTTCTAACTCTATTCGCACAAGAGTCATACGAATCAGGTCCGAACTGTTCAGCCTTTACTCCCATAATTATAATATAAGACTATATTAAAAATG